TTCACGCGGTGGATGCTGATGTTCACAGCCTTGCCGCTCTGCGCTTCGTTCAGGCCGTTAAAGACCATCTTGAATTCCTGCCCAGCCGCGACCAGCGCCTGCATGATTTCCTGCTTGGCTTTGGTGTAAGTTGCCAGGATCCCGGTGGCGCCGATGTTCGTGCCGTCCAGGATCTTGATGCCGGTACGGGTGACGTCGTAGTCGACGCCGGCGGTCAGCGGTGCGCTAAGCTCTGCGTCGGTGACGCTCAGGGTTTCGCCCAGGTCTGGCAGAAACTCGAAGGGCACCAGCTCGTTCAGTACGCCGATGGCGGGCTGGGCTTCGTCGGTGACAACGGTGCCTCCCAGCACTTGCTCAACGGCGCCGCGCAAGGCCAGGGCCAGGTTGTCCGCGCTGATGTCCAGGTGCTTAATGTTGCCGGTAAACTGCGTGATCCGGGTCAGGCTGTTCGCTTCGCCGCCGCCCGGGCTGGTGAAGTCCAGGGCCGACTTGCTGTCTTCCTCGAATGACACGGTCAGCTCGCTGCAGTTGCCAACGGGCAGAAGGGCGGTGGTGCCGCCGCGTACTTTTAGGTGGATCTCGCCCTTGCCGATAAACGTCCGGTCGATAATGCTCATAGTGCTTTCCTCGTTAGTTTGCTGCTTTGATGCGCTGTTGCCAGCGGACGCCCCAGAAGGCGACGCCGGTGGATGCGTCCAGGTCGCCTGAGTACAGGTTCTGTGCGCTGATGGTTTTCGGGTCCGCCGGCATTAGCCGATCGTCACAAAACTGGTTGAAGCTGAGCCATTCCAGCGCTTCGGAAACCGTGGCCAGGGCAGCAGCGTTGCGCTTGTTGTCCCGTCTGTCGGTGGCGATAACGAACAGGCCGATGGTGGCCATGGCTGCCCGGGCGCCGGTTCCGGATACCTGTACTTCGGTGACGTCCAGCAGGGCGATCCGCATCGCTACGCGCCCCACATGGAATCGGCGCAGCTCGTCTTCGGTGAACTCGCCCGGGTGGCTTTCGATGTCTCCGATCTCCGGGCCAAACTGCGCCCGGGCGGCCTCAACGATCGCGGCCAGGGCGTTGTCCAGATTGATCATTTGCTTTCTGCCCACTTGTCGATGCTTTCGTTTATTTTCTTGAGCTGCCGGGCCGCCAGGCCAATGAAGGGGCGGGCCGGGATGGTGACTTTCTTCGCAAAAACGAACCGGCCGCCGATCTTGAAGCGCAGCAGCTTGCCGTTCTTCGGCCTAATGACGGCGCCGAATTGGTGCGTGGGTCCGTACTTCACGTTGGTGCCGATCACCACTTCGTCGTCGCTTGCCTGGTAGTCGATGCTGCGCATAAGCCGTCCGGTCTTTCGCAGGGGTTGCCCGCTCCGGCTTTTCAGCGGTGCCCACGTTTCGCCCTGGGGGCTCTGGCCTCGCCTGAAGTTCATCTGGGTGTCGGTCTTCATGACTCTGCCGATCCGGGCCATTAGTGCCCGGGTCTCGGTGAATCCTGCTAACCGTTCTTGTAGCTGCTTGACAGCGACGGGGTCCAGCGTGACGTTCGTTTGTGCCATCAGTAGCCCTCCAGGGTCTTGTGGCTCATGGTGCGGTCGCTGACGCCCTTGCTGGCTGCGTACCGGAACGGTTGGGCGTCGCTGGGGGAGGTCAGCCCAAGACTGGCCCGGCCGGTGGCTACATCGCGCAGAAACCGGACGGCGGCTTCGTAGCGTTTGACCGCCTCGTCCAGGGGCCGGTCGTCCATCATCCGGTACCGGGCGATATCCGCGCAGATGGTCTTGATCCCGGCGGAGGCGCTAATCAGTGGCACGGTGTAGCGCACTGCCAGGTAGCCGTCGATCTCCGCCTCGGCGTCGGTGATGGCCTGGTCGATAACGGCCGCGTCTGCAACGCCGTCCCGGTCCCGATCTGCGAGGGCGATCAGCTCGTCACTGCCGAACCGGTCCGCCAGCTCTGCCTGCGTGATGTAGGGCATGGCTTAAGCCTTCGTCTTTTTTGAAGCCGGCACTTTAGCCGGTGCCTCGCTGTTGTCCTGGGCTTTCTCATCGGTGGCTGCCTCGCCTTCCAGGACGTCCAGCTCTGCGGCCAGCTTGGCATCGTCGGCGCTCATCTCTTGCTCGCCTGGTGCCCGAAGTTTGCCGCCAATAACCGCGCCTTGTTTGAGGGTCACTTTCATGGTGCTGTTCCTTCTGTGGGGATGGAGGCGGGCCCGCTCTCAGTCAGGCCCGCGCCCAATGGCTCCGAGGCTTATGAGCTCAGCACGTTCTCGAAGAAGTAGGCGCAATCCGTCGCCATAATGATTTCCTTCACGCTCTCGCCGACGCGCAATTGTCGGCCGCCGCGCATGCCGACGTTCTGGTCGTACCAGTCGCCCGCCATCCGGCTGCCCCAGGTGGCCGTCAGACCGAAGGTGACATCCCGATCCGGGCGCGCTTGCGGGTTGCGGTAGATCAGGCTCGCGTGGTTGCCCCAGACGTTCATGATCTGGACCGGCTGGCCGGGCTTGGCGATGTTGATCCGCCCCTGGCCTACCACGATATCGTCCAGGCCAAACAGGCCGGCGATAAAGTCCAGCGGTACCATGCCGGTGTCGCCCAGGCTGCCGTTATACGCCTTGATGAAGTTCGGGTTCTGGCGCAGCTTGGTCGCTACCTTCTGGCCAAGGACCAGAACGTTCGGGCGCATCATCGGAACGTCCAGCGCGTCGCCAATAACCGGGATCGGGTCGACAGGGGTTCCGCCGGCGTTGAGGCCGTCCCATTTGCTGGTGGCGTCCAGCACGGCTTTGTGCTCGTACACGCTCGGGTCAAAGACCAGTTGCGCGACGCGCACTTCGCGGTCCAACTCAATCAGCGCCGTGAGGCCGGTGGTCGCCGTGTTCAGCGGGTCGAAGTTGGACGCGCTGGCGCTGGCTTCGATGTCGTCCTGTGGCACGATGTCGTCCAGGGCGTAGTCGTCGCAGGATCCGTTGCGCTCGGTGCCTCCGAATTCAACCACGTTCGGGGTGCCGCGACGGCCTACTGAAGTTTCAGGCACGGTCATCATCTGGCCCTTCGGGATCTCGGTCCATTTGAATGCGCGCGCGTTGACAGGGGTGCGTGGCAGGATCTGATCCGCGATTAGGTTTTTGTTCCGGTACGCGATGGCGATCGCGGTCAGGTCCGGGTTAGTCGGGAACGGGTTTTGTGACATGTTACTTTTCCTCGGGTCTTTATCTGGTGTTGTTCGGGTCTGCTATCCGTCCGCTTATGCCACGGACAGAAGAACAGGGATCAGGTCGCCGGTGCTGGCGCCCTCCAGGGCGATGCCAATGGTCCGGTCGGTCCCGGCGCTCACGGCGACTGCCTGCCCGGATGCGTTGGTCGTCACATAGGAGCCCTTGGTGATCGCGGCGCCTGCCTTGACCATCGGGGTGCCGGCGACTACAACGTCGGCCTGCTCGCCGTTGGCGGCGGACAGGTTGTGCGTAACGCCGACCAATGTCTCGGTGACTGCGCTCGCTGCGGCGACGCTGTAGGATGCGACGCCCAAGGTGACGATCCGGTTGCCGGCGATGGCGCCTTCGGCTTTAAAGCTCTTTACTAGTACGTCGTTTTGCATGGCTGTTTTCCTTTGGCCTTTTGGCCGCTTATGCGTGGGCCTGGTGCGGCTCGCTTACTTGTCGGTACCGGCTTTAACGGCGCGCAGTGCTTGGTCGAATGTGACGCTGGAGCCTTCGCTCTCTTTCTTTTCGCGGTAGGCGGTGATGCGTTCTGCTGTGGCGTTCGGGGTCTCTGCCTTCAGGGGCTCTGCGGATTCGCGGCTGTGCTCGCTGAAATCAACGGCGACGGGGCGTTTGGCCAGCATGGCGATGAAGTGTTCGCGGTGGGTCGTCTTGACGCCCTCGCTGAATTCGACGGTCTTCTCCGCGTCCAGGCCGCTGGCAAACTCGACCATTTCGTCAACTTCCGCTGGCAGAATGCGGCCGGCGTCAGCAAAGCTCTGGATCTGGGCTTTGATTTTTGCCTTGTCCAGCTCCGTTTCGCGCGCCTGCAGGGTGGCTTCGCGCTCGGTGAAATTAGTGGCCTGAGTTTTCAGGGTCGTGTTCTCCGCCAGTGCGGCGTCCAGTTGTGCTTGCAGTTCCATGTCGGTTTCCTCTTTGGTCTTCTCGGTGAATCCGTTGGTGAAGGGTTCGTCGGCGGTCTCTGCTTCGCGGTTCATCTGCTTCGCAAGCTCCAGGTCGTCCAGCGCCCATTCAGGTATGACTGTGTTCGCTTCGTCGCGGCTGAATCGGTCGATGAGCCATTCCCGCAAGTTCTTGAAGATGGAGGTGGTGGTGTTCAGCTCCATCTCGCCGAACTCGACGATCCCCTCGGGCGCTTCGCCGAACTCGATAGGCTGCAGCCCTTTGATCGCCGGGGGCGTGGCGCCCAAAAATCCAACGTGTCGCAGGTAGTAGCTGCCTGGTACCGGGTTGGTGGGTGCGTCCGGGCTGTAGAACGAGGCGCTCACTTTCTTGAACCGGCCGGCTTTTACCAGCTCGCTGAACTGGTCTTCGATGTTCTGGGGGTTGGCAAAAACATTGCCTTCGTCGTATTCCAGCTTGCTTACCCAGCCGTAAGCCGGGCCGTTGTCTGCGGGGTGCCCCACAACGATCGGCGCTTCGTGAATCGCGGGGTCGTAGGCTTCCGCCGCGCGGCGCAGGACATCCTCTGAAAACTCGATGGATGATCCGCCGGCGCTGGTGTGCTTTCCGGTCTTGAAAATGTGGATTCTTTTCATGGGCTCCCCTTGTTGATGCCGGCAGTATCGCAACGGTGGCGGGGGGCGGTAATACAAGGTTTTGCCGTTGGGCCTGGGGCGGCCCTTGGCGTGGTCAGCGGCGTTTCTTTCGGTGGGCGTAGAGTTGGGCCAGGCTCGCGGCGTTCTCGCGCCTCCTGGTCACGGTGGGGGCTACGTCGACAAACCAGACGTGTCTGCCTTCCTCGTCGTGCCATCGCACCAGGTATCCCTGCAAATGCAGGGCCCTGGCCTTCCTCCGGTTAACGGCTTGTCTTTGCATAGCGAGGGAGCGACCTCATCTCGTTTAGCCTCCGGCGCATGTCCTCCCGTTCCTCCTGGTTTTCGATTCCTTCCAGCCGTTGCCGGATTTCATGGCGCGGCGTTTTGGTCAGCCA